TGGCCGCCGCCAAGGCCGGGAATTTCGCTAAATTCGCAGCGGCATTGCAGGGCGAGGGGTACGCGACCGACCCCAAATATGCCGAGCAGCTGATTGCGCTCAATACCCTTCTGCAGGATCTGGCGTGATGAAAGCCGGGCTTTTATGCGTGATGCTGGCCGCCTCGGCGGGACATGCCGTGGAAGGCGTGCGCATCGCCTGGCCCGCCTCGCTCAACGTGGCCGGGGATGTGGCGGTTTCCAATCTGCCGATGGACCCAGCGACCAGCGCGACGATGACGACCAGCGTAGCGATCTCGACCGTGCCGGTGCAGGTGGTGAAAGCCAATCCCAGCCGCCGCGGGCTGTTTCTTTATAACCCGTCCACCACCTCGCTCTATATCGCCTATGACTCAACGGCCACATACTCCACGCATTTTTCCTTTGCGATTCCAACGGCCAGCGCCTGGATCATGCCGCAGCCGATTTACCAGGGCATCATCACCGCTGTGCGCGCGGCCACAGGCGACGGCAAGATTCTGATTACAGAAATGCAGTGAATTAAACCAAGGAGGCCACACCATGAACGTTCCCATCATCACGCATCTGCTCCACCTCATCGAAGAAATCTTTAAGGCCGATGCCCCAAGCGTTGAAAAAGCCGTGGGTGTCGCCGCACTGGCCGCCGCCGAACAGGATCCTAAAGTCGAAGCGGTGACCGCCGCCTCAGTTGCGCTCCTAGCCGCCGCGCAGAATCTCAAGGTCGCCATGAAAGCGGATCCCGAAGCTGCCGCAGCAACGCCGACGCCACAGCCGGAGCCCGCACCCGAAACGCACGCCGAGCCCGCCGACTAATGTCGAAATTTCTCGACGCGCTGTGCGTGCAGGAAATCAACGACTCGGTATTCGCCGTCTGCGATCACCCGTTCCGGTATCAAAGCGATTTCGCCGGGACGACCTTTGAGGTGCCGGTCGGGTTTTATACCGACTTCGCCTCGGTGCCGCGCATCGGGATCATCTACGCCATGCTGGGCGACACCGCGCACCAGCCGGCCGTGATCCACGACTGGCTCTATTACGCCGCGCTGGTGTCCAGACTAGAGGCCGATGAAATCCTGCTCGAGGCCATGAAGGTGATCGATATCCCGGCCTGGCGGCGCTGGCCGATTTATTGGGGCGTGCGCCTGGGAGGATGGCACGCCTGGAACGACCATCGACAGAAAGGCGATCCCGGTAACGGCAAATTCAAGGACTCCCCCGACATTAAAAAATAACTTGTTGGGAAAATCGCGCTCTGCTAGGATATGGGTGCCAATCGGCTTAAGTCCCCGGTTGGCATCCCGAATAACAGTCTCAAAAGGCCCGGCCTCTCCCCAGAGCGCCGGGCTATTTTTTGCTTATTTTGTGTTTGACAATGTGGCGGCATTATGGCACCATATCCGCATGACATCGACGACGTTTGGGGAGGACTTAAACCATGCCAGAGGTAAAACCAAAACCGCAGAAGAAGGAAAAAACCATGACCAATGAGATCGTCGCCCAAGAGGCCCGGCCGCCCGAAGTTCTGAAATTGACCGCCGCCGAAATCAAAGCCCACGTCAATCTCATTCAGCAGGTGCTCAAGAGCGTGATGAAACCGGACGTGCATTACGGGATCATTCCGGGCACGAAGAAGAACACGCTGTATAAACCCGGCGCCGAGTACATCATGGTGTTGTTTCGCTTGAACGGCGAGCCGCTGATTGAGGACCTCTCGGTCCCCGGCGAGATTCGCTATCGCATCCGCGTGCGCGTGACGCATCAGATCACGAAGGCCGAAATCGGATGGGGCGTCGGCGAATGCTCCTCTAACGAGGAAAAGTACAAATGGAAAAAGGCGTATCTCGGCGAATACAACGCCACGCCGGAAGATCAGCGACGCCTCAAATATTACGACGAGGGCAAACCCGCCATGCAGGTGCGCGTGAACATCGCCGACGTTGCCAACACGATTCTGAAAATGTGCAAAAAGCGGGCCTTGATTGACGCCACGCTGACCTGCACCGCCGCCTCGGATGTGTTCGAGCAGGACCTGGAGGATATGGACCCCGCGCTGCGCCAGAACATGGCGAATGAAAAGCGGCCGCCCATGATTGAGCGCACACCCGCACCGTCCATGCAAAAGCCCGCAGCGACGCCGCCGCCTGCCGCTGCCAGCGAAGAAGAGGAGCAACCCCCGCAGCCGCCGAAGGCGCAGATTAACCTGAAAGGCGCGCGGGAGATGAACGCTAAATTCGACGCGCCCTGTAAGCTATGCAATGAATTCATCCAGACGGGTATGCCCATGCTCTACATCGGCGAAGGCGTGGACAAGGGCCGTTACCACATTGCTCACCGAGACGCTTAAGGGAATCCCCGACTGGCGGTTCTTCGAGAAAAAAGACCCGACCTTTAAATTCCTGTCCGACCCGCACGAGTACCTGCTGCGGGATCAACGCCTATGGAGTCCCTCGGGCCTGTTCCTGCAGGTGCGGTATGTGGACCCCACCTACTACACCGAGGAGACACGCTACCGAGGGTCCTACGTCCACCATGCCACGCACCTTATCGACGACGGCGACACAGGCGTCTGGAATAAGATCCACCACCTCTTCCTGGGGTTCGTGGAGGCCTTCGCCGAATTCAAAGAAATATGGAAATGGAGGCCGCGTTTACGCGAGGTTCCGATATATAATACGGAGCGTCATTATGCCACTACGCCCGACGGGGAAGGGCTGATATTGCAGGGTGACGAGGCGATTGTGGAAATTAAAACGGGGGTCATGCCCTGGTGGACCGCGATCCAGACGGCCGCCCACGACATGGCGATTCATGCCTGGGATAAAGACCAGCGAAAGACGCGCCGGCGCATTGGCGTGGAGCTTAAGAAAAACGGTAAATTCAGGGTCAAAGAATTCGACGACGAGGACGACTATTACGTGTGGCAATCAAACCTGAAAACCGTGCAGCGGCATTTAAAACAGCCGCCGCAAAAATTGACCAAGATCTTGTCGTACTAGACTGTTAACTCGGGAAAAATGGAGGACTTAAAATGTCACAGGACATCATGGAAGTAACGCCTACCACGCAGCTGCGCGTGATGACGGTCACGGAAGCGCAACGCGAACATTACAAAAAGACGCTGGCGAAATTGGAACGCGAAGGCCCCAAGATCATTGCCGGGATTAAAAACGAAGAGGGCGCGCAGAAGGCGTCGGCCTGGCGCGTTGAGGTGCGGGACTTTATCCGCTCCGTCGAATCGGGAATGCTGGGCGAGGCCAGTAAAAAGCTGCTGGCCTTAAAGCGCGAAGTCGATGCCGAGATCAATTCCTACGTCAACCCCTGCGAGAAGCTATTCAAAGACGCCAAGACGAAAATGGACCGCTGGTATCTCGACGAATCAAACCGCATCAAACTCCTCCAAGAAAAGCAGGCCACCAAGGACATTCAAAAAGCCGAGGAGAAAAAAGAGAAAACCATCCAGACGCTGATGGACCTCGGTAAAGAGAAAGAGGCGAAATCCGTCGCGCGCAAACCGCTGGCCTTCGTGCCCAAGACGATCGCCATGCCCAAGATCGAGAACGCCGCCTGGAAAATGGATTATCGCGTGGAGATCGAAGACCTGGGCGCGCTGCTCAAGCACATTGCGGCGCATCCCGAATACCACGAGTGGATCGATATCGACGACCTGCGTTCAAAGCTTAAGGGCTATGCCGCCAAGCTGAACGGGAACATGGCCGAATTCGCCAAGCACGGCGTGCAGTGTTATGCCACGCCCAGCAGCGTGACCGTAGGAGGTCCCAAATGAGCGAGCTGATCCGGTTTTCCAATTCGTCGCTGGGGGTTTACGAGGATTGCCCGCGGTGCTTTTGGCTTGCGCAGAACCACAAGATCGTCCAGCCGCGAGGCATCTTCCCATCGTTGCCGGGCGGCGTGGACCGCGTGCTGAAAACGTATTTCGACCAGCACATGAGCCAGGGCACGCTGCCGCCCGAGATGGCGCACCTGACCGGGGCCAAGCCCTATCACGACCGCGAGGCGCTTGAGCGCTGGCGTAACTGGCGCAACCTCATCATCGAGGTGGACGGCATTGCGCTGCTCTCGGGCGCCCTGGACGAGCTCATCATTTGGGACGACGGGCTCTGCAGCCCCTACGATTACAAGACGCGCGGGGCGGCGCCGAAGGAAGGCGCGTCCGAGGAGTATTACGGCACGCAGCTGGACTGCTACCACCTCCTGGTCGAGCAGGGCTGCGGGCTCAAATGCAACGGCGACGGATACCTCGGCTATTATTGGCCGGATACCGTGTCCGGGCACGGCGAGTTTAAATTCCACACCGCGGTCGTGAAAATGCAAACCGATCCAGCGCGCGCGGTGAAGCTGGTCCACGACGCCGTGGAATGCCTAAAATTGCCGGAGCCGCCGGCGATGGAGATGACGATCAGCAAGAAGGGCGTGCCCAAACCCGCCTGCGAATACTGCGCCTTTGTATCGGATCGCGTGCCGCATGAAAGCCAGGTGGCGACGGAGGTATCCGAATGAACCTCGCCATTTGCAAAGGCTGCGGCCGGGACATCCTCTGGGCCAAGTCCAGTAAGGGGTTCAGCATTCCGCTGGATCCCAACATCACCGTGTACAGCGTCGTCGACAACGTCGCCGTGAAAGTCCCGCCGAATTTGATCGGCGAGAAACTCTACGTCAGCCATTTTTCAACCTGCCCGAACGCCAACGAATTCAGCGGCAAAAATCGTGAAGCACCCGACCGTCATTTCAGCGAACCCAAAGGAGGCGGGGACTAGAAAATTTGTCGTTCAAAAAACAAGGAGGACTTACGCCATGATCAAAGTCATGATGCTTGTTGGCTGTATCGCCGCATCCGCAATCGCCGCACCCGCCACCGACGTGTTTTACATCTACAGCGATAAAGGCGCACCCACCAACCACTTCGTTCCCTCGGGATGGATGGGCGACTACGGCGACCTCAAAGTCGACGACGGCGCGACCTTAAATCCCCACGCAGGAAAGACCGCCATCAAATGGACCTACACCGCGCTGGGCAAACAGGGCGCAGGCTGGGCCGGGGCATTCTGGCAATCGCCGGCGAACAATTGGGGCGACCGAGCGGGCGGGTACGACCTCACCGCTTACAAGCGCCTGACCTTCTGGGCCCGCGGCGAAAAAGGCGAGGAGAAGATCGCCACGTTTAAAGTCGGCGGCATCAATGGCGAGCATGGCGATTCGGACGCTATTGAGATGGGCCCGGTCACGCTGGGCAAAGAGTGGAAAAAATACACCATCGACCTGGCGGATAAAAACCTCAGCAACATCATCGGCGGTTTCGCGTGGTCGGCCTCGCGCGACGACAACCCAGATGGCTTTGTGATTTACTTAGACGACATACGTTACGAGAAATGAATCGCTACAACCAACACGCCTATTTCGCATTGCTTCTTTTTTTGTTAATGGCATTTGCGGCATGGCATAGATAGATTCGAGGCCGGCGGGCCCATCCTGCCGGCCTCTCTTTTTCGGGAGGGGAGGACTTATGCATCCAGACCTGGCTGGATCCCGTCATGGCGACGTGATTCTCGATCCGTTTATGGGCGCCGGTACGACGGCGCTTGTCGCCGCACAGTATGGCCGGCAATTCATCGGAACAGAGTTAAATCCAGACTATGTGGTGATGGCAGAGAAACGGATTTGTAACGAGCGCGCGCAAATGAAGATCTTAGTTTGAGCGAAAGGACTAAAAATGCGACGATGCCCAAGGCCTGACGTCACACGGATGTACCGCTATTTTTCGCGCGAGGAGTTAATTGAAGAATGCCTGCTGCTAAGAGACGCCCTGCACAACGTAAACAACGAGCTCCAAACCAATCAAATAAAAACCCTCCTCCTCCCCTTGGTGGTAAGCGCGCCGCTCAACCTGTCAAAACTCAGCGCATCATCGCGCGGCACGATATCACGCGAATGCGCCTCGAAGACCTGGACCCCGCGCCGTATAACCCCCGCACCATCACGGAAGAGGCCAAGGGTGGTTTAAGCGCGAGTTTATCCCGCTTTGGGCTGGTGCAGCCCATCGTGTGGAATAAGCGCTCCAAACAAATCGTGGGCGGCCACCAGCGGCGCGAGGCTATGTTGGACCAGGGCGTGGAAGAGGCTGATGTGGTGGTGGTCGATTTGGGCCCGGACGACGAGCGCGCGCTCAACATCACCCTCAACAACCCGCATGTCGCCGGGGAATTCACCGACGAGCTGCAGGAACTCTTAAACGAAATTCAGGGCAAAATGCCGGAGGCGTTTGAGGAGCTGCGCCTAAGCGAGCTCTTCGACAGTTTCATTGACACCTCCGACATCCAAGAAGACGAGGCCCCGGAGCCGCCGAAGGTCGCCAAGACCAAACTCGGCGATTTAATCACGATGGGCGATCACATCCTGATCTGCGGCGACTCTTGCGCGCCGACGACGATTGAGCGGTTAATCAAAGCCGCCGGCGCGGCCGCCGACATGGTCTTTACCGATCCCCCCTATGGCGTGAAATTCGGCGAGGCCAACCACAACCCGCGCGCGAAGAAATGGGACGCGATCGCCAACGACGAAAAGCAGGGCGACACGCTTTACGATTTCAGCGCGTCGTGGGTCGCGTCTATTTTGATCGGCGTGAAAGAAGCGGCGCCCGTTTACTGCTGGAGCGCGCAGATGGACCAGGGATACGAGATCGTGAAGGCTCTGAAAGACGGCGGCATTCACGTCCAATCGCAAATCGTCTGGGTTAAAAATACGCTCGTCCTGGGCCAGGCCGACTACCAATGGAAACACGAGATCTGCTGGTATGGCTGGAAAGAAGGCAAGCACCATTTCTGGGCCGGCGGCCGCGCGCTGACGACCGTTTGGGAATTTTCCAAGGACGCGAATAGCTCCTACGTTCATCCCATGCAAAAGCCCGTCGCGCTGAGCGCGTATGCCATCCAGAATTCATGTCCTCCCGGCGGCACAGTGCTTGATTTATTCTCGGGCTCGGGCTCGGGCTCTACCCTGATGGGTTGCGACCAGACGCACCGCCGGTTTATCGGCGTCGAGCTCGACCCTAAATATTGCGACGTGATCGTGATGCGTTGGGAGAAAGCCACGGGCAAAACGGCGGTGCGGATTTGATTTCCTTGGGAACGTGTTGCACAATAGGCCACGTCAATTCGCGGCATAATGGCGCATGGTTCTGACGGCGGGCACCTGGAGGCACTATGGAAAATAAAGAAAACATACAGCTATCCCCCTTCGAGATCGACGGTAAACTGATGGTGGATGTGCGCTATTGGCGGATCACAAAGAAAGGTCCAAGGCCAACGCAAAAAGGGATTGAGGTTGAATTCAGACTCATCCCTCAGATGATTTCTTGTTTTCAAAAGATCTGGGCAAAGCAGCACGCCGAGCAGGCCAAAGAGGCCGCCTTGGGGCGATAAAATAAACGTATTAGGGATAATTGGGGGAGGGACTTAAGATGGATTCAGACACGCAAAACTCAAGCAAGCTGCCGTGGGTTAAATTCAGCTTTGATGATTGGTCTAGTGATTTGCAGTTGATGTGTTGTTCCTTGGCCGCCCAGGGCCTATGGATGCGAATGATAGCCATCATGCACCACGGCAAACCCTATGGGCATCTCTCCATTAATGGGCAATCTATAGGGGTAAAGGAACTCACCCGGTTAGTCCGTCAAACCAGCCCAGCTTTAATCAAGAAATGCCTCGCAGAACTAGAGCACTATGGGGTCTACTCCAAGGATTCCAATGGGATTATTTACTGCCGGCGCATGGTCCGGGATGAGGCCGATAGGCACCTGCAGCGGGCCTCTGGATCTAGGGGCGGCAACCCAAATCTTGTAGAAAATTATCAAAAACCAGGACATATTTATGCAATTCGCAGACAATCTGATGGTGCAATTAAGATAGGAATTGCGATGAATCCAACGCAGCGTCTCTACAAGATCCGCCAAAAGAGCCACGGCGATAAAATGGAATTGGTAATGACATGGCCCGTCGATAATATGGGGCAATCAGAAAAAATGATACACGAACTTTTCGCCAATAAGAGGTTACAGGGGGAGTGGTTTACCCTTAAGGGTGAAGACCTCTATACCATGAATTCTACCCTTAAGGGTAAAAACGATTTACCCTTATCCCTAGAAGTAGATGTTAGAGAGAACGGCTTACAGCCTAAGCCGTCCAGTAGTAATACTGCCGTTGAACACCAGACCGCGCGCGAGGAGGACGATACGGCTTTGCTTGCGCAAGAATCCCAAAAGCGGGAAACGGCGCCAGTAGAAGGCCCCCCGGATCCACTGCGCGAATTCAAAGCCTGGGTCGAACCGATGGTCCCCGGCTGGGCCCGCGGCAAGGCCCGGAAGGCATGGCGCGAACCGGACGACCAGGAGGCGCTGCGGCAAATTTTCGTCGTCCGGGCCCTGCATGAAATCCAAGCCTGCTGGGAGCTATTCATCACGCCGGGCACCAAGAGCTATGACCACGCCGTTGGCCAGCGATTCGCCATGCGGGAATTTCAGCGGCAGATGGAGTACCTCATCACCGACGAAAAATACCCCACACTCAAACGCCGATACCTGGACCGCATGGCAGCAGGCGCGCCGGGATAGGCCCCGGCAAGCGCCGCCCGGCACCCCGCCAAATAGCCGCTTTCGGGGCGTCCTTGGGCTTTGGGGGGTCATAATGGCCCCAGATACCCACCCCCCGCTAAAACGCCAAGTTTGGGGCCTTTAAATCGATTTCAGCCAAAAGGCGCAAAACAGCCCCTCCAAATACCCCCTAAAACCCCGCCCGATTTAGACCCCCCGTTTACACCCCTTAACCTCCGATCTTTCCCCTTGCCATTATGGCGTCATTATGGCAACCTTAAACAGAAGGAAAAAGACATGCGCCTACTAAGGAGGCCATCATGGAAAGAACACAGAACCAGGCTTGGACGGAATTGAGAGACGCCCTACAGCAGTTTTTAACCCTTCAGGAAAACCCCGCCGCCACCATCAAAGAAATGGAAATTGCCCGCCGCAAGATCGAAATTCTTGAACGGGAATTAACGGGCCTCAACGCAAAGAAGGTGGCCTAATCATGAATAAAATAATTCGATACGGGCTGCACGACAGAGAGATCGTAATGGCTATGTTTCTGAACTATGACGACGCCAAAGCCTACCTCAAGGTTTTAACGAAGAGAGATCCAAAACATGATTACGAATTAATCCCGACGCCAGGGTCCGAATTCAGACACATTTTCGTGGAACGGAAGGTGGCCTAACCATGAAAATTCCCAAACGCTACAAGACCTATAAAAATTGGATTCTCGACCTCGACCGATCGGGCGCAATTTATTTTTCATTGCCGAACGTATCCGTTTATTGCTCCCCGAATTGGGAGGGCGTCGACGGATTGTCCCTTGAAATTCACGACTATGAAAAAGACGCCAGCCCGCAATACGTCGAAGTCACGAAGGAAAAAATAAAAAATGCCGACCAATGGTTTGCGTTGGTGAAACCCTTCCTCGACATTTACGAGGTGGCCTAGCCATGACCTACAAACAAAAAATGGCGCAGCTTTCTATCCGCGAAAAAGAATTCAGCACGAACCAGCCGAAACCGGAAATGAAGATCGTCACGCCGATCGAACGGGTCCAGCCGTATGCCGCTGGGACCGATAAGCGGGGCGAGTTGTTGTGGGAAGGGCGCGCCATGCCCCGCTGGCAAATGGAGATGTTCCGGGCGGTGGTGAATTGGGCGGGCGCAGCCTATGCCCGCTGGTCGGAGGTTTTCCATTTCCAGCATAGCGGGCGGGAATTCCGTGCCGATGATTCGCTGCTACCTGATGAGGTCCATGAGACGACCAGGGAGGGTATCGCCGCCCGAAAACGCATGTACCCAACGAAGGCGCGCCGCCGTGTTCAGGGTGATTGATTTTTAAAAAAGCAGAAAAGATACAAATTTTAGTTGTCGCTGTCACGTCGTCCGACGGTCTTTTTATCCCGGTCTCCGTCCTTAGCGGCGACCGGGACTAAGGAGAACCAAACATGGACTTCATTTGGAAATGCAAACTGACCTACCAATGCCAGCGCTGCGGCGCGCGGTTCCATAGGAAGGAAAAATTACAGGAGCATATCGTGGCGGAGGAGAACCCATGAAAACACTGCAGCGGGAATTAGCGGACGCGCTTCATGACCTTTTGCAAGCGGAGAAGTGTGTTTGCGCGGAATCGGAAATCTTAGCCGGGACCTGCAGCATCTGCCTTTATAACAAGCTGCTCAAGCGCGCCAACGCGCTGCGCACCTTTAAACCGCCCCGCCGAATTCCTAACACAAACTCCATCGGGCTGTTCATGCACTGCGCGAATTGTTTAAAAGACAAACCCGCCGATATCGCCGCGCGCGATTGGGTAAAAATCGAGGCGGGCTGGACGCGCCGCGGTTTGCAATTGTGGTGCCGCCGCTGCGAGATCAATATTGTGCACATCGATTTTGAAGGCGCGCAGCATCCAGCCACGATGGCTGCCGCGAAAAAATCCAAAGGGGGAAAAACGCAATGATCGCCATGACTGAAAATGCCACAGCACTCAAATGCCCGAAGTGTTTACGGGTGCCGCACGCATGGAAAGAGCGGGCCGCTTATGCCTCGCGCGAGCTCTATTGGGTCGGTTGCCAGCCGTGTTGTTTTCTGCAAGGCGCGCTGACCCGGCCTGTAGCGACCGGGCTTTGGAATCGGTTTGTGAACCGCTGGAAATTCGAGCACGCCTCATGATCGCAAACTATGTCTGCGGTTGTTATTTCGCGCGCGTCGAAGACCCTGAATCGAGGGGCCACATGAGTATGATCTGTCCGCTGCATTCATCGGCCTCTGAATTTTTAGAGACCATCCGGTGGATGGCGCAGACAATTCACCAGGCCTATCACCAGGACCAACCCGGAACCTTTATTGAATGCCCGCATAATACCTGCGATGCGGCGCGCCAAGCCATCCAGAAGGTGCGACCATAAACACCCTCGAAATCATGCTGGAGATCCTGCTATTCCTTCCCCCGATTCATTCCAGAACCCCGCCGGCGGCCGTGGGGTCAACGCCGTCGGGTTCTGGAATTCTTTTGATTACGTCCTGCGCGCCGGGCGGGGCCGTGCAGATTCAGCCGGGCACTATCTCGGGCGCGGCCAATGCGGAGGGCGTCGTTATTTTAAAGGCGCCCGCGCAGCGCAGGGGCGCCGACCCTTACGAGATCCGCACACCGAATGCCGCGGGCGAATTCAACGGCACGCTGGACGCCAACGCTCTCCTATCAGCATCCTGCCCATAGAAAATTAGGCCTTCCCTTTACATCTCTGTATATGGTGTCATAATGGCACAACCCATGCTAGAATGACAGGAGACACCACGACATGGCATACGCGCATTATTGGAGCCGTATCTTAGAGCTGGACCGTTCTGCGTTTGAAAAATTCGTTGACGATATGCGGATCATTATCGGTAAAGCGGAAGAGATGGGCATTTTTTTAGCCGGGCCCCTGGGCAAAGGCAAGCCCCAGGTCGGGCCGGAGACGGTCGCCTTTAACGGCAGCGCCACCTGCGGGCACCGCTACCGCGATTTAGGAAAGCCGTTTGCGGGAATGAATGCGAAGGGCATTGAAGAGGTCGAACCGCCCTATGATCCCAAAGCCGAGCCGTATATCAGCGGGCCGTACCTTGAGACGCGCTCCTGTGGCGGCAGCTGCGCCGGCGAGCCGTTTGTGGTAGACCGCCGATACATTGCGCGCGATTGGGAACGCACGGAGGAGCCCGGCCGCTATGCCTGCAGCTGCATGACCCACTTTAAACCCTATGACCTGATCGTGACGGCCGCGCTCATTCGCCTTAAAGAGCGCCTGCGGGACGCCATCCAAATTTCCAGCGAAAACCCGGAGCATGGGTTCGAGGACGCCAAGCGGTTCTGCCGGGACCTCTTTGGCTGGGCCTCCTATTTTGAAGTGAAGGAGCCGCGCGTGGAGATTCTGCATTGACCCCCGAACAAGTCAAAACACTCCGTGATAAATGGCGCACCTTAAACGAGGTGCAGATCAAGGAAATGATCGAATCGCTTATTGCGGAGGTGGAGTCTGCCAATAGGATGCGGAGCCTACTGATCTGGGCTGTCGTTATCAATCTCTTTTTTACCTGGTGCGCTGCGTATTGTTGGGTGCATCGTGACCAAGAACCGCAGACGCACCTGGGCATCTTGGAAGAGCACCGATGAATTGTAGGGAAAAATGAGTGGCACAATGCCGCCACCCAATGGGAGAATAATCAGCGTGAATAAAGGATGGAGGGACACGATGACAAAAAAGAAGAAAACACAATTTCTAAAACGCCCGCTGCGGATTACGGTGCGCGTCAACCGCGCCGAATATTTGCAGTGCAGCCAGCGGGCCAAGCGCGCGCGCCTATCCGGCGCCGAGTACGCGCGAAGAAAAATTTTAGACATTCCCATTGTGGATGCCGTGCCGCAGGAGTCCGCCGCCGTATAACGGAGAAGGGATCTGGGGGAGGGGACTTATTTACGGGATGCATGTACACCAACCAATCCAGACCGATCTGAAGGTTGAGGCCGGTTATCGTAAGGACAATTTACCCCCCGGCGCCTGGCCCGTCTGGTGCAAAGGCATTTTGCACGCCTGCCAATGCGGCCAACGCTTTATTGAAACCACCCTCGGTAAAGGCAAACCTATCCTCATTGAGCTCGAGTGGATTGAGACGTGATGGCCCTGGAGTACGTCAAAACCAAACTGACTAAAGACGAGTCGGTCAACCTGGTGCTGGAGGACGAGGAGGCGAAAAAGGTCCTCTCGGCTTGGCGTGTGCTGCCGCTCACCGTTAAAGATTTCAACGTGCGCGATACCGTGGACCCGGTGGCCGTCCTTGCCACCTTATGGGCGCACGCCTCCGTCAATATAGCCGAGCTCAGTAAACTATCCACCATCCCCGAGACGCGCGCGAAGACCATATTTGAACGCCTGCGAGCGGCCTATTTGATCTGGCCCGACGGCACCATCACAGACCTTGGCATCAAATTACTCAACGCAGATCGCACGGCGTATCTCAACAGCCGCATCCCTAAATGGAGGAAATAACCTGGAACCCCCGCGGCAGATCATAAAAATGCTGGAAAGCCTCGAGGCCTTTCGCCTGTCGTGCAAGCAACTGGACGTCCGGGCCGAGGAGTTTGAAAAGTACATGCGCGACCAAATCGTTAAAGCGAAAAACGAAGAAGTGAGCGGGAATGAATGACGTTCACCTTCGCCATGCAGGGACGCCTGGAGAGCCTGAACCAAACGCTGAAAATTCCAAAGTATCGGTTCATTCAGTCGTTCCGGCGCCAGCAGATGAAACGCCAGATCGCGCGGTGGATCCTTTATTCCAACGTCCCAAAATTCAAGGGGCCGGTGAAGGTGCATTTCACTTGGGTAGAGAAGGACAAGCGCCGGGACCGCGACAACATCCGTGCGGGGTCGAAGGTGATTCTGGACGCCCTAGTCAAAATGGAGCGGATCAAAAACGATTCCCAGAAATGGCTGGTGGAGTTGACCGACTCCTACCTGGTGGACAAGGACAACCCGCGCGTCGAGGTCACGATCTCGGATGCATCTGCGGCATCGACACCGACATCGTTGCCCGCGCGCGCATAGCCGGCGGCCTATGAAAGACGAAGAACCCAGAACGGAAGTTTTGAAGCGCGAGATGTACACCCACCTGGCGAACCTGCGCGACCGCTGCTCCGGCCTCATCGCCTCGGGATACCCGCTCGATGTTTATAACCAGGCCCAGGCGCTGCGGTCCCTGGCCGGGCAAATCGAAAGCGCCGCACGGCGATGGCGCGACATCTCCTAAATGTAGGGAAATAACGTTAGTCGAATACCCCTGTCGTCGCTTACCATGAAATTGTGCGCGGTCCATTTTCAGTAACGGAAAAAATTCTTATTTTCCTGATTGTGGCCGTCGTGACGTTTATCCTGACCTGTGCGGTCTCCCGAACCTTTAAATGATTATCAAAATGGGGGAGCAGGTCGAGTGGCAAATCTTCAGAAGCAAAAGCGAAAACGTAAAGGCCATCCGCATCGAGCATGACGATTTTTTGTACGAGACACCGCGCGGGTGGGTGAAGGGCTTTAAAGGTCAATGGCTTGTGGAGATGCCCGGACGCATTCGCCATAACCTCGACCACGAGGCATTCGAGAGGACCTACACAGACGAGCGCCGAAAGGGGGATTAACCGAATGCCGTATGACGGCCGGGCCTTGACGCCAGCGCAACTCGACGATATCCAAAAGAACATTTTTAATGGCTGTTACCACGACGAAGAACTCGTCAGACTTTTTGAAACCATAGCGGTCCAGCGGACAATCCTCCGGGAGATGTTCAACCTTTTTAAAAGTGAGCCCCTGCGCCGTGTATCCACTGCTGACCCCATCCGTAATACTCAGCTTGCTTACTTTAAAGAACGTGTCTCTATGGAGGACGGACGATGAACGACCTGATGGACGCTCTGTCGCCTGAGCAGTTAGCTTGCGGGGCTTTCGTTTTTGTCCTGCTGACCATCCTGCTGATTTCCGGCAGCCGCCGCTGAATCCTGGTCGTGCTCGTGGTCGCGGATGGCGCGCTCGATCTGATAATACATGCGGTCCCAGCCGATGTCGGACATGGAAAACTCAACGATGTCGCCCGTGTTTAATTCCAGCACCAGGATATCGCCGCGCACCAGCTTTGAAAATTGATTCTCGTTAATCACCGCACGCATTCGCATCGATGGGCCTCCCTATAACCAGGTCTCCACAATACACGGGTCGTCTTCCGGCCGGCGCATAATCGGCACGCAGCCAAACGGGATCCGCGCGCGGGCCTCTTGAATCTTTGGCGTCACAATCATCGGGGCCTTCGCCGCGACCGGGTCCAGGCTGCCGCGGACGATGCGGAACTCCCGCACCACGTACATGCCGGGATAATCGGAGGGGTCTTTATAAATCGTGTAGAGCGGAAGGTGAAGGATGCTCATGCGAGATCGATGCCGAAGACCGTGATCCACACCGGGATGAATTCCCAAGAGGTCGAATCGGTCACATGGATGATGCGGACCAGGCACACCCGTCCGGTATAGGTGGCCTTGAACGGATCCCACTCGCGCAACGTGATTTCATCGCCCACCAGGAAGACCCGATCGTTGCGGCGTACCTCGTATTTCTTGGTGCCGGCGCGCACGTCCTCAAAATGCTTGGGCCAGATTTTAAGATCGTAGGTTCTTGGCACGCAGCTGCTCCTCCAGATCGTAAATGACCCCGGTCAAAAATCCCATGTCCTCGATCGCTTGCGGCAGCGAACGCCCGGCGCCGCCTTCGGCCCAGCGCTTGGTGATTTCCACGATTCGCTTCTGTTGGTTGTCGGTCAAGGCACACCTTCCTTTATAAGAACTCTTACAGCTGTCCATAAATCACCTGAATCGTGTCCACTCAGAAAGCCACAGGGGTTCCGTCGATGGTGGAAGCCACAATTGGACCCCCTTTCGTGGACAGCACTTTTTGGACTAACGATTTGCTAACGCCAACTCGAGCTGCGATAGATCGGATGGAGGCTGTGCCGCGGAGCGCAAGAATCTCCTGGCGCTTGGTGTCAGGAAGGGGCGGCGCTCCGAATCGCTTACCTTGGGAGCGAGCGCGGGCCAGTCCGGCGTAAATTCTTTCTTGAATGAGGTTGCGCTCGAATTCGGAAAAGGAAGCGAAGATCCCAAACATGAGCTTGCCCTGTGAGGTGGACGTATCAATTCGTTCTTGGTGGGAGGCAAAATCAACACCGCGCTCCCTGAAAGTATCGAGTGCCTGCACCAGATGTGACAGGCTGCGGGCGAATCGGTCGAACCGCCAAACCAGCACGCAGTCCACGACTCCCGGCCAAGCAAACTCCATAAGTGAACGAAGACGCGGGCGGTCCTTCTTCGAGCCCGATATGGCGTGGTCAACAAATTCATCGACAACCGTCCATCCACGAGACGCGCAGTATTTCCGCAGATCGAGCAGCTGGTTATCGGATGTTTGGTCAGCCGTGGAAACTCGGGCATAAATGGCAACTCGCTTTTGTTTTTCCATTAAGCCCTCGTACTCCCGAACCATTGTGGTGACGTCACCGAATTGGTCGTGATGCTATTCTGAAATGGCAAACCAGCACGGAAACGTCACGCCCGGATCCTGTACTACTTGTGCGAGTTTTTCTTTAAACGATTTGTGCGGGCCGTCGTAGGGCTCGCCGTCCTCAACGAATTTTAAGCGGTCCATTTCCGAGGGGCTGACCTCCTGCGGCATTTCGCCGTCCATGTCCCAGCGGAAGTCCACGCCCGTTTCACTCAAATAAAACCGCAGTGCTGATCGCGGGGTATAGGCTGCGACCCACTCTTCCTCCGAACAGGCGAACACCTTAACCTGCTTCAATCGTCCCCCTGAAATTTATGTCCTTCGCTGGGCTGCCGGATTTCAAAGCCCCTATTGAACTGCGGGGACCATGTGGTCATCACCGGCCGCTGGACCCGTGGGTGCGCAGCGCCGGAATCACCCGGCGCAGAGGCCCGCGAAAGGACGGTGACATTATGCCACCATTGACGGCAATTGTCCAGCCCGATAGTTGCCAAATAGACGGCGACCGGGCATAATGTTCTGCGCTCAGGAAGTACCCTGGAGGGGGGGAAGTCGCCTGCGAGAGACAACCAAAGACACGGTCGCTGCTGTAATCCGGCATTTACGCGCCGGGATGGCGCCCAAAGAGGTCGCTGCCATGATGAACGTCACATGGCAATGCGTCCAGAAAATTATCATTCGGCACCAGATGGTGCGCATGACGTACATCGAAACGTATTCTCTCCGTCACCCGCAGCGGGCCGGCCCACCCCAGAAAATCGTCAGACCGCTCAAGCAAGTCAACCAATTGTAGGGAATCATTAATGGCGCGTTTGTGGCAGATCGTCTATCCTGAAAGACGACATGCACACCTCCCGCGCCCGCAAGGAACACCGCAAATTTCCATTTTTAAAAGCGTACGCCCTCCTCGGCTCCATCCGATCCGCCGCTAAACGAACCCGCATTTCACGCGACGCCGTGCATGATTGGTTACGCAAGGATGCGTCATTCTGCCGCGCCTTTGCCCACGCAAAAAAACAATTTGAAAATCAGGAATTCGCCGGGCTCGAAAGCGCGCTGGTCTTTTTTACCCACATTGTGCGCCCCATCATTCCCAAAGACTGCTGGCCGCGCATTGCCAGCGAGCTCGCCATCGGGATGTCCAATCTCAAGAACGATTTAAAAGGCGGGCGTCGTTATGCCGTCCCCCTTACGGGAGAAGTAGCGGAGGTTTCGTTATCGCGCGACGGGTCGAAGGGCGTGACTGTCCACGACCGCGATATTGAAAACTCCGCTCACGATTTGTGAGCCACGGCCTGCCGCCGAAGATCCGCAGGTTCGTGGCTGAATATTTAAAAGACCAGAACGGCACGCAGGCAGCGATTCGTGCGGGTTATTCAAAGAAAACCGCCAACGAGCAGGCCGCGCAGCTCTTAGCGAAACTTAGTGTGCGCGAGGCCGTGGATGCAGAGCTCGCCAAGATCCAAGAGAAGGCCGGCCTCACGCAGGAACGGGTGTTGAACGCTCTTTTGAAAGTGGCCGAGATTGACCCGCGGATGCTCTTTGATAAGGACGGGACGCTGCTGCCGATTCATAAGATCCCCGCCGATGTCGCGGCCACCATCGCCGCTATTGAGTCCGACGATAAAGATGGATCGATTAAGAAAGTGAAGTTCTGGGACAAGGTCCGGGCGCTGGAGCTGTTGGGCAAGCACCTCAAGATGTTTACGGAGCGCAACGAGATCGCCGACGGCAATGGAGCGCCCGTCGTCATACAATTTATGCCGGCCAATTATGAACGAGCCAAAAATAGTCCAAGTTCAGACGACAAGGGTCTATGACCGAAACGTCCGATCAAAGGCTCAGTACATCGTCAACGTCGGCGGAGCCGGCTCGAGCAAGAGCCATTCGCTCGCCCAGATTTGCGTCCAGAAGCTCTTTACACTACCTAATCGAAAGATTGCTATCTGCCGCAAAACGTTCCCTGCGCTCCGTCTCACGGCGTATAAACTCGTGGTTGGCCTCTTGTCCGACTATGGCGTGTATGGCCGTGTTCGTCATGACCGGGCCAACCACGTTATCACTAACCCCGCCAACGGCGCCTTTATCGCCTTTCTCTCTATCGACGACCCTGAAAAAATTAAGTCCACCGAGTGGAACGACATCTGGCTCGAAGAAGCCAGCGAATTTACCTGGGAGGACTGGATCGTCATTCAAACCCGCCTCCGATCGGCTGCTCCACCGGACAATCCCAACCGGATCTATTTCAGCCTTAACCCGTCCGACGAGCAAAGCTGGATCAACCAGCGTCTCATGCTCACAAAAACGTTTGCCGAGAAGCTCGAAATCATTCACTCTAATTACAAAGACAACCCGTTCCTGGGCGAGGATTACATCGCTATTCTCGAGGATCTCAAGGACCAAGACCCCAACGCCTACCAGGTTTATGCCAAGGGTGAATGGGGCGCGCTCACCAACATTATTTACCGGCCTTATGAATTGGTTCAGGAATTCCCAGCCACCGACGAGAATTCCGACGTTATCTATGGCCTCGATTTCGGATACAACAACCCTTCCGCTCTTCTTGAAATCGGCATCAAAGACAAACAGGAATGCAACCTCCGCGAGCTGCTTTACGAAACCCACCTCACCAACAGCCAGCTCATTGAAAAGGTCAAAGAGGTCATCCCCGAGGAACTCCGGCACCGCCCAATATACGCCGACTGTGCGGAGCCCGACCGCATCGAGGAATTTTCCAACGCAGGGTTCAATATCTATCCAGCTGATAAAGAGGTCAACATCGGGATCGACTTCTGTAAGCGCATCAAGTTTTACACGATCCCCGCGAACGTCAACCTTAACAAAGAGCGCTCCGTCTATAAATGGCGGCAGGATAAAAACGGCATCGTGCTCGAAGAACCCGTTAAATTCATGGATCATTTAATGGACGCCAAACGCTACGCCGTCTATACCCACCACAAGGAACACCCGGCGTGGGATTGGGTGGGCAAACCCAAATGAACCAGCGCATCCCTCAGACCGCGAAGGTGCGCCGGCTGCAGCGCGAGCTTGGCGCGTTAAACCGCGAGGCCGTGGGCCTGCGCAACCAGGTCAATTCGATGGAATCGAAGATGTCCAATTCCTTCGACGCCCTGGTGCAAAGCTTCGGCGCGACGGCCGAGATCAACAATTTCGATTCGATCATTTACAACACGGGATACAACGTCGTAACCATCCAGTACATGGCGCTCTCCTATCTCTATAAGAGCGAGGGGATTGTGCAGGCCGCCATCGACATGCCCGTGCAAGACGGGTTCCGCGGTGGGCTGGAGCTGCTCTCCCACACGAGCATGATGGATAAAGACGACCTGAAAATCCTGGCCGACGACCTCGATAAAACCTCGTTTTTCAAGACCTTCAAAACCGCGATGAATTGGGCCCGGCTCTTCGGAGGCGGCGCGATCATCATTCAGAACGGAGAGAACCCCCAGAAACCCCTGACGCTGCAGGGCGCGCGCAATCGGCCCGTGGAATTCATTCCCTGCCACCGCTGGGAGCTTACCAGCCCGCTACGCTTCCCGCCCGACGGCTTTTACACGTTCTATGGGCAGAAGGTCCACGCCTCGCGCGTGAAGACCCTCTCCGGTAAAGAGGCACCGTACCCCATCAATATGATCCTGCAGGGCTGGGGCATGTCCGAGGTCGAGCATATCGTGCAGCCCTTAAATATCTTCCTGCGCACCCAGAACGTCGTCTATGACATTTTGAAAGAGGCCAAGGTCGACATCTATCGGTTCAAAGGGTTTGCGGCGCAGCTGTCGTCGCAGAAGGGCACACAGCAGATGCTCCAGCGCCTCAATACCTCCAACCGCGCCAAGTCGACCAATAACGCCCTGGTCATGGACGTGGAGGACGAATACGAGCAGAAGCAACTCAGCTGGTCGGGCCTGGCCGAAATCTGGAAAGAGAACCGGATCGGGCTCTCCTGCAACCTGCGGATCCCGATGACCAAACTCTTCGGCATCTCGGCGGCCGGCCTGAGCTCGGGCGAGGACGATATCGAGAATTACAACGGCATGGTGGAGTCGCAGGTTCGGGAAGAGGCCAAGCCGCTGCTGTACGAGCTCCTGCAGCTGAAATGCCTCTCGCTCTTTGGCGACACGTTCGACCTGATGTTTAAGTTTTACCCCATGCGCACCATGACGGCCGTCGAGGAGGAAACCGTTAAAACCTCCAAGCACGCCCGCTGGAAGGACGACGCCAACAGCGGTTATTTGAACCCGCAGGAATACATGGACATGCAGCAAAAGGATGGCCTGATCCCCATCGAGTCTGAGGTGTCCCAGGGCGCGGAGCCTGAGCCCATGTTCGAGGAAAACGGAATCGACGAGGAAACCACCGACGATAAAGAACCCAAAGAGGAGGCCGCATGAAGGGCACGATTACGATCGCGTTTGACCACAACAACGAGCAGACCCAGGTGATGGTCAGCGCGGATATGAGCAGCCAGCAGCGCAAGAATTTCTCGATCGCCATTTTGCTCGAGGCCATCAAGGTCATCATGGCCTATGAGCACAGCCCGATCATTAAAGCAGCGGCGCTCCCGAACGGGAACGGAAACGGAATGCACAAACTGACCTAATGAAAACGCTCGCTCCATTACGGTTAAAGCCCATCTACTGGCGGGACATCGAGGCCCAGATCATCGATACCATGCGGGACCTTATCTTTAAACCCCTCGTCCATACGATCAAATCCATTGAACAGGGGTCTAAGATCAACGCCTTGATCTTAAACGCCAAGGAGGACCCGCTGATTGCGGCGCTTCGTTCCGGCCGCGTTCAATACACGCTTGGGGTGTTTACCGGGCAATTCTCCGCGGGGATCACGAGCTCCCTGCGCCGGCTGGGCGCCACCTTTGACGAGCGCAGCCGATCGTTTCGCATTGACCCCAATATGGTCCCGAATTGGATGAAGGCCGAGGCGGCCGCCTACCAACTGAAGGCCCGCGAAATCCACGACGTGCTCAACCGCCGCTTAAACGAGATCCAGCGCACCATCCAGCACGACATCAACGTGCGGCCGATGGACGCCGACAAGACCGTGGACGCCTTCGAGGACGGCTTTAAATCGGTGGCCGAGAAGCTCGAGGTCTCGCCGGAACTGAGCGCCGCCTCCCGCCGCACAATGGCCGAGGAATATTCCGAGAACATGAAGCTCTACATCCAGAAATTCGCCGACAAGGAAGTCCTGTCCTTGCGGGAGGCCGTCGAGGAAAACGCGAAGGAGGGGTACCGCTTTGACAAGCTCATCCCGTCGATCAAAAAGCGTTATGGGGTCACCGTCCGTAAAGCCAAGTTCCTGGCGCGCAATGAGACGTCGATCTTTATGTCGAAGTACCACGAGCAGCGCTATGCGGAAGCGGGCGTCACGGAATACATCTGGTCAACGTCGCATGACGCACGCGTACGACCCGCGCCTGGAACTCACGGATCCGATAACCACCGCGTGCTCGATGGACGAGTCTTTTCGTTTGCCAATCCGCCAGTGGTAGACCCGGCGACGAGCCGTAAGGCAAACCCCGGCCAGGACTATAACTGCCGCTGTGTCGCCATCCCGATTTTGACCGATAAATCCTCGGCACGAAAAGAATACCGCCGGGAATTGCAGGAGGCGCGATGAAGGGGTCGTTCATTCAGCAGATTAAGCGCAGGGCCATGAAAGAGGCCGGGCTGACGGCCACTGAGCGCCTGCGCGAGGCCGTGCGCACTGGCAAACCGATGTCGGACGTGGCATTCAAGATGGAAGGAAAGAAGCTGGTCGCAGTCGCCAAGCCGTAAACATTTTAACCGGCGCCGGTAGCTCCGGCTCGCGTTCCTAAGAGCGACGGTAAACACCCGGATTCTAGGCGGGATCGAGGTCCATTAACGTGGGCTTTGGTCCCGCCTTTTTTCCGGGCATTTAAAGGGAGGGTGTATGAACTTCGCGGAATGTCTGAGACAGATTGTGTTCGGGTTTTTCTTTGGGGTTGGTTTCTCTCTGGCGCATTGGCTGCTATCGAAGATCCTGAAATAGGCGGATCGGTATATGGCAAAAAGAAAAGTCGGCGATAAGGTGCGTGTGCTCGGTGAGACGTGGTCCATCACCGAGATCGATTCCAGCGACGACCAAAATCCACGCTATACCATCGCTGGACGGCGTGGAACGAAAACAGGGATTGAGGACACGGACATCGAAAACGAGGTCCCCGAGGACGAAAAGGAAGGGATCATCGAATCGATGCGGGAGCCGGCGCTTAAGCACGCACTGGAAAACGCCGTCGAAAACGGCCTCCTTTCCAACGCCGACATGCAGAAGCTGGTCACGCGCGACGGATTCCCCAAGGCCTCCCCCCCCATCAAATTCTTAATGCCGGGGCTCGTCGAATACGAATACATGAACGACGGCGACGGCGCGCGGGTGCTGGTCACTAAAAACGCCATCGACAAGATGCTCTCGGACCCCGAGAAAAGCATCGTCGGAAAACCCGTCATCAATCTCGCACACCGCGATGTCTCGCCCGACGACTACAAGAACGGTAAAGCCGACGGCGTGGTGACGCGCGCGTGGTGGGATCCCAAGGAAGCCTGGTTCTGTTGCGAGGCGCTTGTCTGGGACGAGGACACAAGAAAGAACCTGCTCAGCCAGGCTGTTTCATGCGAGTACACTGCGCTCCCGCCCTGGGGGCCTGCCGGCACGTTGAACCAAGTCGCATACGACAAGGAAGTTACTGACGGGCGTTTCAAGCACCTCGCGGTCGTTGCTGGCCCGCGGTACGAGGGCGCAAAACTTATGAATTCCACAGGAGGAACTAAAACGATGAAGCTCTTGCAATGGCTTAAAAAAGACGGGAAGGACGTTCAGAACGCCATCGAAGTCGACCCGGCGAAGGTCATTTTTACGGGCGCCGACGGGGCCGAGTATTCCATTGAAAACGCGGTGGCCGCGCTCGAAGCGCAGGAAGCCAAGAAGGCCAAAACTATTGGCGACGAGGACATGGTGATCGTCAACGGCAAGACCTACAAGGGCTCCGACCTCAAGAACGCCATCGCCGAGAAAGTCAAAAACGCCGACGATGACGAGGACGAGGAAAAAAAGAAAAAGAAGGCCGAGGCCGACGCTAAAAACGCCGAGAAGGACGACGACGATAAAGACAAAAAGGAAAAAAAGGATTTAGAAAACGCGGAGGACGACGACGAGGAAAAGAAAAAGAAAAAGGAAGAGGATGCCAAAAATGCCCTCCTTATGAATTCCCAGCACACCAACGGGCAGCATAGCGCAGCCATTAACGATAAATGCGCCATCTGCAATGCGATTGCTGCGGATCGGTTGTCCAACGCGGCCCGGATGCGCAAGGGCGAGCTCCCCTCGCCTGTCGTGCCGTCCGTTAACGACGGGCTTCGCAGGGGGAAAGAGATGTTCGGAAAAACGCAGGCGCAGGCAGAAGCGGCCGCGGCAGGTAAATAAGCCACACCAAAACTTAAGGAGGCATTAAACAATGAGTGGAACACAGCTATATACCAACCAATTTGGGCAATCCGTCCAAATTGGCAACCTTGACTTAGACATCATGCGGTCGGGCCGTATCGCCGGGATCTTGAGCCCCAACCAAGCCTCGGCTGTTGTTGCTGGAAATCCCGCCGCGATCGACACGACCATTGCTTACACGGCTGGCAGTGTAATCAATTTCATCCTCGCCACTGCCAATGTTCTGGCCTTCGGATTCTTCACGCCGACCGTCCAGAACTTCACATTCGCCTCGGGTGTTCCGACCCCCGTGCAAGTCGCTGGGTTGTTTGGGCCAGTGATGTGGCTCCTTGCCGACGGCACCATCACGCCGGGCGCGACCGTTTACAACCTAAACGACGCCAACCACGTGAATGCCACAGGCACCAGCTCCAAAGCTCGCGGCATCGCTTTGGACTATGCCGTCACCGGACAAGCGCTGCGCGTCATGATCACCAACCCCCTCGCGATCAATTCTTAATGATCCGAGGAAATAATTAAGGAGATAAAAACCGAATGCCCAAGACATATGCCCAATTGTGTGAAGACCTAAAAAACGGCGGGATCGCCTACCAGCCGAGTTTCGCTGACGATTACCAAATGCGGAACTCCAACGGCGCCATCGACTCATCGACACTCGGCGTGCAGTACACGATCCAAACGACCACGCTGATTCGTCAGCGCGTCGTCGAACAGGTGTTCTATGAAATCGCCCCGGCGGAGTACATGCCGGTCGTCGTCGGTGAAGGCGCTTACATGGAAAACATCGAGACCAACATCGAGTATCAATCGGCCGGCGACTTCGAGAGCGGGTATCAATCCACCGCCGAAGAAACGCGCGTGACCAACGTCGACGCCAACATCGCGCCGATCAATGCCGTCATCAAAACGTGGGTCGGCGGGTATCAGTACACCGACCTGGCGGTTGAGAAGGCGCTCCGGTCTAACAACTGGAACCCGATCGAAGCGAAAATGCGGGCGAACAAAAAGCGCTGGGATCTTGGCGTGCAGAAAACCGCGTTCCTCGGGTCGTATTCCGACTCGCGCGTGCCTGGCCTCTTGACCAACACGGGCGTAACGATCAACACCTCCGTCATCACGAAGAACATCTCGACGATGAGCTATACGGAGTTTGGCACGTTCGTGGCGACCGTCATGGCGGCCTACTTCCTGAACTCGAACGACACCGTCCTGCCGGACACCTTCGAGATTCCGTATCAGGACTGGCTCGGGCTCGTGACGCCGATCAATCCGCAATTCCCGAACGTGAGCATGTTGACGTATCTGATGGATGCGTTCAAAGCGGCGACGGGGAATCCGAACTTCCGCATGTACCCTTGCGCCTACGGCGATAAAGCCAACAACACGGCCTTCAACAACACGAACCGCTACGTCCTCTATCGGAACAACGAAGAGACCATGCGGATGGACATTCCGCTGCCCTTCGTGCTGCGCGCGCCGATGTCGGCTGATAACTTCCGCTGGAACGGTGTGGCATTGGGCCAGTTGACGGGCCTGGTGATCTATCGCGTTCCCGAAGTTCTGTATTTCGACCATAGCTAAGGCGAGGGCCCCCTTTGGGGGGTCGCTCTAACCACGGACCCAAGGAGACCATATGGCAGAAAAAGAAAAGCACGAGAAGGCATCGTCTGAAAAGATGGTGCTGTTTAACAACAGCCGCAATCCGTTCAAATTGAAAGACGGCCGCACGTTCGGCATCGGCGAATCTCTGGAATTCACCGACGCCGCCGAGTATGAGCAGCTCAAAAAGTACCGCGGCGTCACGACGACGAAGCAATTCGCGCCGGGCCTGTCGGCGCATATTGAGCAGCTCGAAGCCGATAAGGCCGCGGCGCTCAGTGATGTCGAGACCCTAAAAAAGCAATTGGAGAAATTCCAAAGCAAAGGGAGATAGGGAATGTCCTATCCCCCGTCGGTCGCCGACTTTAAGGCGCAGTTTACGCGTGAATTCAAATACGGCGAGAGCCTCGCCGATGTGCAGGACAACGATATCCAGCGCTCGATCAACGAGACGTATGTGTCGTTTAACCCTGGGCTATGGGACGGCGCGACCGCCCTTGGATCCACGACGGAGTTAAACATTGCCTACCTCTACCTGTCCGCGCACTACCTGGCGCTCAACGTCCAGGGTGCCGGTGGGCTGTCGCCCGTTAATCGCGGGCGCGGGGTTAAGTCGTCCGGCGGGGGAACGATCCAAAACAAGTCCATTGGATCGGTGTCGATCGCTTATGCCATCCCAGAGTATGTGCAAAACAGCGCCATCCTGGGCCAATACATGCGCACGGACTTCGGGCAGAAGTACCTGGCCCTCTTAGCCCCGCGCATCGTCGGCAATGTAGCGATCGTCTCAGGGGTATCCCCGGCCGCCGTTGGGCCGATCTACGGGATGCTCAACATCCAGCCGCTGCAGATCAACACGCTGTCGCTCGCGGGCGGCACGCACAACGTCGCCTATTCGGCCACCGTAAGCGCCACAGGCGGCGTGGGTCAATACACCTGGACCAAGCCCTCGGGGACCTTGCCAACGGGCCTCACGCTGTCGCCGGTCACGGGAATTATCTCGGGAACGCCGACGGTCGCTGGGACCTATTACTTCGAGGTGCTGTGCACGGACATCATGGGAAACACCGCCGCCCAGAATTATCAGGTGGTGATCGCATGAAGGGCCAGTCCGCGAACCTGAAATACGACTTCACGGGTTTAAACAAATTCGTGAAGAGCATCGACACGGCCGGGCAGTACGTCGTCAAGGTCGGGATCTTCGGCAACAAAAACGCCCGCGGGGCGGCATCGCCCACGCCGTCCAAAACGGGTGGCACGCGCAAAGTGTTTAAGGTGCCGACGGTTATGACCAACGCCGAGGTGGGCCTCCTGCATGAGGTGGGATCGCCGACGCAGCGGATTCCGCAGCGGTCGTTCTTGCGGATGCCGCTCCAGGTCAAGACGAAGGAGATCCTGGCCGACGCCTCAAAAGGCGCGCCGGAGTTACTGGCGAAAGGCCAGATGAAGACGGTCTTGAAGCGCCTAGGGATCGCCTGCGAGAAGTGGATACAGATGGCGTTTGCGACGGGCGGGTTTGGGCAATGGAAAGCCAACGCGCCCTTGACCGTGGCGATCAAAGGATCGGCGGCGCCGCTCATTGATACCGCGCAGCTCAGGCGGTCGATATCGTCGCAGGTGAGCTCGAAATGAGCGCCATTACGCTGGACGTGACGGGAGCCTTTTGGGACCTAACGGACCCGATAGTCTTTACGCTCGTTCAGACCGCACCCGTGGATTTTGAGGCCATCGACACCCCGCAAATAGACGTTTATTTCGACGGGATGCTGCAGCCGATGAAACCGCGGGACCTCCTGATCAAGCCCGAGGGCGAGCGGAAATGGAAGTGGTGGATGCTGTTTACGGAGCAGGAGCTTAAGCCCGGAAACATCCTGCAGGACGAATCGGGCTCGTCGTATCGCGTGATGAGCACGGTGCGGTGGGACCTGGCCGGATACCGGGGCTATGAAATCATTCAGGCGCCGTACCCGCCGTTTGCGGGGTCCTGACCGTGGCGCAGCCGACAGCGCCTGTGCGGGAGGCGGCGAAAATCATCGCCGATATTCTGGTCGCGCAGCTGGGCTTGGAAGCAGGCCAGATCATGCTGACGAACCAGAAATGGGAGATCCCGGAAACGCCGGGATTGTTTGTGGCGATCTCCTATGTGTCGGGAAAGGTCGTCGGCAATACGAATTACTCGGTGGCCAGCGATGCCGGGATGACCGAGATGCAGCAGCTGCTCATGCTCTACGACATCCAGATCGATCTCATGAGCTACGACGATGCGGCGCGGGTAAAAAAGGAGCTGGCGTATATGGGGCTGATGTCGGTGGCCTCGGAGCAGATTCAGGAGCAATACAGCGTGCAGGTCGCGCGCAATCCGCTGCCGTTTCAGGATGTGTCGATGCTGGAAGAGACGGGCCGGCTGAATCGGTATACGACGAGCATCCGGGTGTGGCAGCTGATCACGAACCAGAACACGAACGTGCCGTACTATTCAGATTTCAGTCAGGCCGTACCGCCGGAGACAACGGCGCAAGAATGAAAAACGGAGGCCATACGCCATGAGCAATAACGTCATTTTTCCACCGTCCTACATTATCGACGTCACGATCGAGGGGACGCCCACATTCCTGAATGCGCCGAACATCAACACGGTGGCCCTGATCTCGTCTGAAACGCCGGCATGGTCGCCGACTGACGCTTTCACGATTTACACCAACGCCACCGACGTCGGCACGGACTTCGGCACCAATTCCAAAGCCTACGCCATCGCCACGGCCTTTTTTGCGCAGAATCCCAACCCGTTAAATTCGGGCGGGTACTTCGTGATCATCCCGATGATTGTGGCCGACTCAGGGAGCTACCAAGCGGCGATCGCGCGCACGCTGAACACCGTCTATTATTTCGGGATCCTGCTGGACGTCGACGCGCACCAGCTGGAGTCTGGATCGGCGTTTGCAAACCTCGCCACCTACGTGCAGACGCTGGACAAGCTCTTGATCGTCGCCTCGCTCACGCCCGCCGACTTCCAATCAAGCGGCCTGTTTTACAACGTGCAGCAGGCGCTGCAGACCAACACCCGCTGCATTTATTACAACAACACCGTCGCAGTCGACACGCCGGCCTTTGCGGCCGCCTATGCCTCGCGCGGGCTCTCGACCAATTGGGACGGATCGCTCACCGCACAGACGCTGAACCTCAAACAGATCGCAGGTTTCGATCCGGATCAAACGCTGACACCGACGTTCTTGACCGAGCTACAGACGGCCGGGGTCGATTGTTACCCGTCCTTCGGCGGCGATCCGGGCCTCTACACCTCCGGCGCGAACGGCTGGTTCGACCAGATCTATGGGCAATTCTGGCTGAAATTCGCGTTGCAGGCCTCCGGGTATAACTTCCTCGGGCAGACCAGCACCAAGATCCCGCAAACAGAAGTCGGTATGACGGGCCTCAAAGGGGCCTATATGACCGTGCTCGCCCAGGGCGTCAACAATGGGTTCATGGCTCCCGGTGCCTGGACAGGCGCGGCGCCCTTCGGGAATTCGCAGGACCTCATTCGCTGTATTGCCGACCGCGGCTTTTACATTTACTCGCTGCCCGTCGCGCAGCAGAGCGCCGGCAACCGTAACGCGCGCAAAGCACCCGTTGTGCAAATCGCTGTGAAACTCGCGGGAGCCATCCAGAGCTCGCAAGTCATCGTTCAAGTTCAGGAATAAGGGAGGCATTTATGTCGGCATTCGCTTTAACAGGTCAGGACGTCATCACCATCAACGGGCGCATTATCACGGCGCTCGCCGACGCAGATTCCTTCATGGTCACGTTTCCGAATCCGATCACGAAGGTCAAAGCGGCGAAGAACGGAAACGTGATTTATGGGCTCGACAACACTGGCCTCATGGGCGACGTGGTCCTGCGGCTTTTGATCGGCTCCGACGATGACAAGTATTTAAACAGCGTGCTGCAGACGCTGATTTCGGACATCTCGACCTTCATCCTGATGACCGCCAACATCGTCAAGCGCGTGGGCGACGGGCAGGGCAATACCAACAGCGTGGTCTACCAATGCTCAGGGGGTATTTTCAAAGACCAGGTCGGCGCGAAAACCAGCGCCGAGGGCGACGTGGAATCCAGCGTCTCCGTCTATAACGTGACCTTCGGGAACGTCCTGAAGACGATCCAGTAATGGATTTCACGCTGCCGTCGGGATCGAGGATGTCCGTGTCGGAGGCGTCCTATGCCGACGCCATCGGGTTGCTTAAGGCCCTGATGAAAACCATGAAGGGCGTGCCGCTGGCGGCCGACGTGTTGTCGCTGGACGTGACTGTGCTCAAGGACGCGCTCATTAATGCGGGGACGTCGCCCGAGGTGGATGCGGCGCTGTTTAAATGCGCCGAGCGGGCCGTCTATGAGAACGCCAAGGTCACGCCGGCGCTCTTCGATGACCCGAAACTCAAGGACGTCGCGCGCGCGGATTACTTCGTGATCTTCTGGCACGTGATCGAGGTGAACTGCGGGCCTTTTTTCGGAAAGACCTTTTCATTGTTGAGAGAGCGGTTAAAGACGAATCCGTCCACCCAACCGTCCACTACAACGCCGATGAAAGTGTTGTAGTCGCGCTGCAGCTGGCGAAGGCTGGCTATTGCAGCGGCGACCCTGAAAAGGTCACGCAGATGCCTGTCGGATGGGTCGTGGCGGCGATGCAATACGAGCAGTTTGTTGGGGTGTATGAACGGACGTATATCAAGCTGAACAAGGGACGGGAATGAATATCGGGGAACTCTTCGTCACGCTAGGCATCAAAGGCCACGGTCTGGGCACGCTCAAAGACGTGGCTGAAAAGATCGCCAACCTGCCTGTGGACGCCGCGGCTGCCATCGCCGGCATGGCGGGGATCTCGTTTGAGCTCAGTAAGATGACCCAGGAGGCTCTGAGCACCGCCGTGGCCTTCCAATCCTTCACGAACCAAACCGGGCTCTCCTGGCAGCAACTGCAGCGCTGGCAAATTGTGGCCCAGCAGGCGAACGTCTCAGCCGAGGACGTGGGCAATTCTGTCTCGACCTTAGAGCGCAACCTAGCCGAGATCCGTTTGGGCCGCGGCAACATCGCGCCCTTTCAAATGCTGGGTATCAGCCCGCAGCAGAATGCTTTCGGCGTGCTCGAGCAGCTGCGCAAGCGGATCCAGGGGTTAAACCCCGCCACGGCGACGAACATGATTTCTCAGATGGGCCTGTCGCCGAACATGATGAACGTGCTGAAACTCTCCGACCGGCAATTCGCGGAATTCGGTAACCACATCCACGGCATCAACGAGCGGCAGGAGCAGGATTTCCTGAAAGCCAAGCTCGCCATCGTGCAATTCGGCCAGGCCTTCCGCTACGCCATGTTCGGCGTGGTCGCTGATTTCTCCGAGGCCTTCGAGAAGGCCAAACAATTTAAGACGGCCCTGCTCGCGCTCGGAGCGGTGGCGGCGCTGGTGGCCGCTTACTTCTTTCCGATCACGGCATCCGTCGCCGCCCTTATCCTCGTGCTCGATGACCTCGCCGTCTATTTTACGGGCGGAAAATCGATCACCGGGGAGGGCGTGAAAGGAATCAAGAAATTCTTCGCCGACCTCGCCTCGCAATTTGAGAATGCGGGATGGCTGCAAAAATTCATCCTCTTTGAATCGATCCTCTCCAAAATCGTCACCTCCGCGGATAAGCTCGCGGGCTTTGCCTCCGGCAACATTGCGGGGATCTTGGGTGACCTCATCCCCGCTGGGATATCGGTCGCCAAATCCGAGGCCTCCAAAATTTTCCATTTAGCGACGACGGTGAATGTGCATGTGAACAACGACTCGGGATCGCTTGACGCGCCGGGCTGGCAGAACGTCGCCAGCATGATCAAGAAATCCGTGGAGGATGCGCATCTGCAGCTAAACAACTAAATGGCTCTAACCCCCGTCCTACCCACGCAGGCCTTTACCGCCATCCCGAACGGCCAGAAATACGTCGACGGGCTGGTCAATAAATATGTGCTCCGCACGAAATCCAGCACGGGCATCGGCGGGTTTCTCTTCGGCTATTTGGGCGACGTCAACGTCTCGCTCGAGGCCGATATCACCGACCACTACGCCGAGAATAATACGGCCATCCAAGACCACGTCGCGCTGCGCCCGGTTGAGGTCACTATGCGCGGGTTTGTCTCAGAGCTCACGATGCCAAAGCCACAGGGCGTGGTCGGCGCGCTGGCGGCCGCCCAGAGCGCATTGACGCAGGTGCCGGCCTACATTCAGCGGTACACGCCGGGCGTCACCCAGACCCTGCAGAAGGCGGTCACGCAGGTGCAGAACACCGTAAACACGATCAACCAGACGCTGGCGAAGGCCCAGAATATTATCAGCCTGTTCCCGGGCGCACCGCCGCAGGTGAGCAAACAGGCCAAGGCTTACTCGCAACTCTCGACGGCCATGAAGCAGAAATTGCCCATGACGATCGACACCCCTTACGGCATGATGACCAACATGCTCATCAAAAAAATCACGTTCGTGCAGCCCGAGGACACGCAATCGTGGTCGGACATTACGGTGACGCTGAAGCAAATCAATTTCGTCGAGGTGGAAACCGTCGCCGACAACGGCAGCTTTGCGGGCCGCCTCGCGCAGCAGGCGCAGACCGCGACCAACAAGGGCGTCGTGCCGGGCGCCAAGGTCAACCAGAGCCTGGCCTATACGCTCTCGAAACAGCTGGGATGGGTAGGGCAATAATGCAACAGATCACCAATCTCTCTGATGAGGCCTCCCAGATCTCCAAGGTTGTATTGGACGACGGGTCGGTCATCACGTTTGAAATTATTTATTTACCGACGATAGAGCGGTGGATGATGAACGTCTCGCACCCAACGATCACGGTCAACAACCTCATTCTCTGCGCGGGGCCCAACGTCCTGCGCGATTTCCGCAACGTGATCCCGTTCGGGCTGGGCTGTTATACCAACGACGGCGCGGACCCGTTTTACATTGAGGATTTCGCCAGCGGGCGCGTGTCGCTTTTTGTCTTGGACGCCTCCGAGGTCGCCTTCTTTGAAACCAATGTCTTCGGGCCAGGGGCGGTGGCGGCATGAGCAAAGGCTGGCGCTGCTCCGATTGCCACAGGGGGGATCGTAAGCGATCGAGCAACACGTCCTATTGCCTGTCGTGCCGGCGCAAGCGGTTTCGGGCGTACTACGCCAAGAACTACCGCAGCCCGTATAAGGTGGCCGCATGAAATTCGGGCGCACATTTGCCATGAAGGTGCAAATCGATAACGACCTCAACGCCGCCGAGATCGATTATCCGATGACGATTGAATTCAACGTCATTCGTAACACCTTTGCCTCGGCCAACACGGGAAGCTTCACCATTTATAACCTCGGCCCAGATCGCCGGCGGCAGATTTACCACGACCGCTACGACACGCTGAATTATCGGCAGATCATTCTGCAGGCCGGGTACACCAGCCAAAAGAACACGCCGCTCGCCACCATTTTTCAAGGCAACATCCGCTCGGCCTATTCCTTCAAACGCAAGCAGGACTGGACGACCGTGATTGAAGGATTCGACGGGGGATTCGGGATTTTAAATGGGCAGGCCTCGGTCAGCCTCGGCGCGGGCTGGGACGTGAACGCCGCCGTGCGTCAGATGGTCGGTGGGATGCCCAACGTGTCGGCGGGCACTATCGCCCTGCCAGCCATCCAGAATTCGCGGCCGCTATCGCTCTTCGGCAACGCCTGGGACATCATTCGCCGCCTCACCGGCAACAACACGACCTTCATTGACGGCGAGAAGGTCAACGCCGTGGCTCAGGGGACCTATATCACGCCGCCCGATGGCGTGCCCCTAATCAGCTCCGATACCGGGCTCCTGGGTACGCCGCGCAAGCTGGGCGCATTGCTCGAGGTAGACATGGTGTTTGAGCCCCGCATCGTCATCAACCAGCTCGTACAGCTGCAAAGCGCCGAGACCTATTACAGCGGGCAATACGCCGTCATGGGCATCACCCACCGCGGCACGATCTCCGGGGCCATCTGCGGCGATGCCATCAGCACCTTAAGCCTTTGGTCGGGCACGGAGGCTCTGCAACCTGCGTCATGACCCAAGCCTTTAAACCCATCGTGGAGCCCACGCTCATTGAAGCGCTGCAGGCGCTCAAATCCGACGTTTTCAAGAACCTCTATTGCCATGTCCCCGGCCGGATCCAGTCCTTCGACGCTACGAAGAAAACGGCCTCGATCCAGCTTCTCTTTGCCACGCAGCTGCCGGACGGCACCATCGTCACGTATCCGATCCTCGCGGACTGCCCGGTCTACACACCCCAGGGAGGGGGCGGCGCTTTCCAGGCGCCCATCGCGTCGGGCGATCCTTGCCTGGTGGTCTTCGCCGATCGGAACATCGATGCGTGGTTTCAAAACGGCGCCGTGGCTGTTCCTTTCGACCAGGCCGGCGCGCAGCCGGGTCGCGCCCACGACCTCTCTGACGGTATGGCCTTCGTGGGCTTTAACTCTTTAACCGACGCGCTGCCCGCCTACTCGGCGGACGAGCTACGGATGATCATGGGGTCGAGCAAGGTGGCGATCAGCCAAGCCACGGGCCTCATCCAGATCAAAAGCACCACCACCACGCTCCTCGTCGTTTTGACGGGCCTCATCGATGTGCTGAAAGCGACAACGGTTCAGGACGGGGTGACGACCCTGCCCTTGACGGCCGCCGCGATTGCCGCGCTCGAGGCGTACAAACTCGTGATTGAGCAGGTCCTTTACTGATGGCCGCCTCTATGACCATCCGCGGCATCACGCCATCCGGCGACTGGACCTTCGGCGCCGGGGTTGGCAATTACAAAACCAACGAGGCGGCGATCGAGGAGAACATCAAGACCTGGCTGCAGTCGTGGGTGAACAACTGCTTTTTCGCTTTGAAGGACGGCGTCGATTGGCAGAACCTTCTGGACGTGGGCCAGAAGCAAAACCTAGAGGACGCGATCCGCGCGAACATTCTCTTGTGCTATGGCGTCATGGGCATCAACAGCCTGACGGTGATCTTCGACCCGCGCACGCGCCGAATCTCGATGACCGTCAACATCACGACGATCTATAGCCAGTCATTCCAGCTTGAGCTGTCGCAAATTGCGGGGGTTACCAATGGTTAGCAGCTTAGGGCCGACAGGCCTCACGATTGATTCTTTGCCGACGGTCATTGCCAGCCTGACCGAGCAGCTGCAGGCGATTTACGGAGCCGGCATTAACGTCCAGTCCAATTCTCCCGACGGACAGATGATTAACATTTTCTGCCAGGGCGTCGAGGATCTCTTGGAATTGGCCCAAGCGGTCTATAACTCCTTTGGGTATATGCAGGCGTATGGCGTGCAACTGGACCAGCGCCTGGCGATCCTGGGCATTCCCCGCAAGCAAGGAACCTACACGCTCGCGCCCGTGCATGTCACGACGGATCGCGCGCTGACGCTATACGGCCTCGATCAAACCGCGCAGTCCGTTTTTACGCTCATTGATCAAAGCGGCAATACCTGGCAGCTGCTCGAAACGCAGGTGTTCGGCACCGGAACGACCCTCTCCCTCATTTTCCAATCCGTCACCATTGGCGCGATCAATTCATCGCCCAATACGATTACCCAGCAGGTGACCACCGTGTTGGGCGTGACGGCGGTCAATAACCCAACGGTCAGCATTATTACGATCGGAACGACAGCCATTTCCTCGCCCGTCATTACGGCGATTCCAACGACCGCTGGCATGGTGCCGGGGATGCTGATCAGCGGGACCGGGATCCAGAACAACAGCTCCATCGTCTCGGTGGATTCCAGCACGCAAATCACGATATCGGCGAACGCCACGGCCAACGGGTCCGGGGTCACTATCACCACGATTACGGCACCTGTCTTGATCGGCGTGCCGGAAGAGACGGACACGCAGTACAAGGTCCGCGCGGGGCAAAGCTTCGCCTTGGCCTCCACCGGGCCCGCCGACGCGATTGAGGCGGCGCTCCTTGCCACGGCCGATATCACGGACGCATTTGTCGTCGAGAATTACACCAACGACACCGTCGACACGGTGCCGGCGCATTCGATCTGGGCCATTGTGACGGGCGGGACCGACGCCGATATCGGGCAGGCCATCTACGCTAAAAAGGCGCCGGGCTGCGGCATGAAAGGCGATCAATCGGAGGTCATTACGCGCCCGAACGGCACCACGTTCACCGCGCAATGGGACACGTCCATTGCCGAGCCGCTTTATATCGCCTTCGGGATTCTCTGGCGCGGGGCCGTCGTCTTGTCCAACGACACCATCATCACGCAGCTGGCGGCCGCCTTGTCGTATAAGCTCGGCGTCAATCCGAGCGTTGGCGATATCGTGACGGCCATGCTGCAGATCGCGCCGACGGCCGTCGTGCTGTTTGGATCGAACCAGGGCGTCTCGGACGACGGGGTCAGCTATGGCTCGGTGGCCGTGCCAACGTCAGCGCAATACTATTTCACGGTCGCCGCGGGGAACATCACGATCACATGACCGATCAAGAACTCATCGATTACTACGTTGGCCTGCTGATCATTCAGTACGCCACGCAGCCGAATGCTGTGGCGACGATCGCCGCACTGATCGGCACGCTGATCCAGGGCCAGATCATCGCCCAGATCGGAAACGGATTTCTGTTTACCGTGGACCCGGTCGGACAACCCATTGACGGGGCCGTTGGCGTTCAGCTGGACGCCATCGCGGCATACCGCGGCGCACAGCGCACGCTCTTTGGCCTGACACCGCAGGACTATTTTGAGATGTTCGACGCCGGCGGGTCGGCCTATATCGCTAACGGCTTTATGGACGCGCCCGACGATCCGCTCCTGACGACCTGGCTATTCTTGACGGCGCAGGACACCGCGCAACCCATTTACTCGATGTCGGATAACGAGCTCTACCGCCTGACCCAGCTGCGCGCGCAACTGCATCAATGCGACATGAGCATTGAGTCAATCGACGACATCATTTTTAAATTCTTTGGCACGAACGTGACGATGATTGATAACGGCAACATGACCATGTACTACGTCGATTTAAACAGCGATATGGACACGCTCTTTAGCATTGCGCTGCAGACGCAAAGCCTGCCGCGCCCGGCGGGCGTGCAAATGCAGGCGTTCCGCGCCGATTTACTGACGGACTTTTTTGGTCTCCAGGACGCAGAGCAAGATTACGATCCGACATTCTCCGGGTTCAGCGATGCGCTGCTCACGCTGACCACCGGGACATTTATTAGCGCACCTTAAGGGAGGACACAATGGCACAGAGCTTATTACGGAAAACGCTTAAAGTTTTTGGTCTGGGAGGCACGACGGACGATTTCGAGGAATTCGGATCAACGGCCATCGCCGCCACCGTCTACACCAAGGACATTCCGACCATCCAATCGCTGGCCGCCTGGAACACGGGCTGGCGCGCGGCGCTCGTGGCGTCAAAGGCTCCTGTCCTGCAGGACATGAACGGCGTGATGTACGTGCACTCCTACCTCGAGGGATATCTCTTTCAAGAGGGCATCCCTGAATACGATGCCGGCACCACGTACAACGTCGGGTCGGTGGTGAAGGTCCCATACACGGGCAGCTACGTCGGCGTGGAAATTTACGTCTCGCTCATTGACGCTAACCTCGGCAATGCGCTGCCGACGGTTCCGGCATCCGACGGCAATTGGCAATATGGCGGCAACATCGCGCAGCTGGGCAACCTCCCGATCATTCCCTACGCGCAAAAAATCGAAATCGGATGGATCAGCAACACGACGCAGCATCTCCTTTATGACCAGTGCGTGCTCGAGGATTCGACGGGCGGTAAATTTAGAAAGTCCACGAACGGGCTCGAGCTGATGAACATTGCGACGAACGGCGTCGATGGCTTAGACACCGGGTCGGTGGCCGCCTCGACCTTTTATTACGTATTCCTCATTTCCAACGGCACACTCGTCAAAGGCCTTTATTCGCTCAGCCCCACAGCCCCGACGATGCCGGCGGGATACACCTATAAGCTGCTCGTTGGCGCGATCCTGACGGACGTCTCATCGCATATTGTGCAGACCTTGCAGGTCGGGCAATACGTGCAATTCGCCGAGAACCAGATCGTGGTCAGCGACACGACGCACCATGACACTGTGCAGGTGGGCGACGTGAGCTCGGTCGTTCCGCCGAATTATGCCTGGGCTGTGGAGCTCATCATGTCCGTGCGGGCCACCTATGCGGCAGCGACAGGGGCCGACTTTATTCTGATGTACCTTGGATTTGATACAGGCGGCAGCGGGCTGAACCCGCCGCAGATCGCTGAATTGATCGCGAGCCCTGAACAAAACGGCAATTCGATCAACCTCATGGTGCCCTGTAGAACGAACATCATCAACGAGGCCGGCCCGATTACGTTCAAATGGAGCAACAGCATTAATAGCTCGGGCCTCTCGAGTTTCTCGACCAGCATCAGCGTGCGGGGATTCTATCTCACGCGTCTTTCTATCTTCTGAGCGACCATGAAAACTAAAGGAGATTCACCGATGAAAAACATTCTTAAAGCCTTGGCAGTCCTTGGCATGGTCGGAGCAGCGACCGCTTCCGCGATCTGGGTGTATAACGCCTACCTGATCAACCAGACGGTCACGGCCTCGCAGAACTTTGTGCTGAACCTCAACACCACGCCGAACGCCTCCGGCATCGCGCGCATTACGGCGCAGGCCGTTTATTCGTCGGTGACGGCGCCGACGGATACCTTTAACGACGGGCGCGTCTCGACGGCGACCATTACGGTCGCGTCCAATTCGGGTCTTGTGGCCGCGAGCGCGACGGACCAGATCACGATTGCCAATAACGCCGCCATCCAGTCCGCCGCGGCGACCAATACGCTGGTGGTCAATTCCACCAACGACCTGACGGCCGCAACCATCAGTGTCGCCGGGACTACGATTACCAATAACGGCTGGCGCGTGGATTTGGCAAGCCACACCGCCACCGATATCGCCGCACAGGCCAACACCTATGTCAACCAGATCCTGGCGACGACCGGAAACACCAGCACCGTGACCTTTACGGTCAGAACCAAGGGGACCGCTGGGAACGCTTACACGCTCAGCGCCTCTACGCCGACGGCCCTAGTGCGCGGCGCGGCAACCTTCTCTGGCGGCAAAGATGACGCCTTCCAGAACCAATACCTGACGGTTAATGGCACGGTCTATAAGAACGGTTACTATTGGAATATTCCAAACACGGGGATTACGACCTCGACAGGCACCGCCATCTCGATTGCGGCGCTCTTAAACAACCTCTCCGGGATCCGGGCCAGCGCCGCAGGCAGCGTGGTTTATGCCACCGCCACCGTGGCCGGAACGGCGGCGAATTCCTTCACGATTGTGTCCTCGACGCCATCGGCCATGACCGTGGCCACACCGACCTTTACGGGCGGCGCCGATCGCGCGACGATCACGATCAACGGGACAGCCGTCAACGTCTCGACCGGGGCAACCACCACGCTGACAGCGGCCGCAATTGCCGCGGCGATCAATACGTCCTTGAGCTCCATCGTGGTTGCGACGAACACGGCGAACGTGGTCTTTACGACATCGACCGCCGTGGGCACGCTGTCCAATTACACCCTGGTCAGCTCCACGCCATCGGCGCTCGCCGTATCGCATCCGACGTATGTGGGCGGGGCCAATTCCGCTATCACGATCAATAGCCCGAACATCTTTATTCCCACGCACGGGTACGCGACGGGCCAGCCGCTGCTCTTGAGCGGAGCCACGTTGCCGGCGCCGCTGGTGACGGGCACGACGTATTACGGCATCTCGGTCGACGCGAACGATATCGAGCTCGCGACCACGTCCGCGCGCGCGCTGGCAGGGCAGTATTTTGTCCTGACCTCCTCGTCGGTGACGGGACCGCATACGATCACGCTCAGCCCGCTGTCGCTGACAGGATCGCTGGGCCTTCAATGGGCAGTATCCAACGACTGCGTGAATTACGTTAATTTCACGACCACGTCGCTGGGCATCTCCGTATCGAGCCTGACCTTCGCCACGCCGTATACGGCAGGCTCCACCACATGGGATCTTGGGCCGGTTAATTATCAATGCCTAGAGGCCATCGTGACAGGACCCACAACGGGCGGTATTTCTCTTGCGGTCAAGATCAACGGGAGCAACCCGTAACGGAGACCACCATGAAATTACGACGCCTCGTCATTGCGGCCGCGCTTTCCCTGCCCAGCCTTAGCTGGGCAGGTCCTTCTGCGGCGTCAGGACCCATCACGGTCGACAGCACGACGTTTGTGGCTGGCTCCTCCGTGATGGGCACCGACGGCGGGGTTTATTCCGACACGCTGCCGCCCGTGGCGTCCACCACCACGGCGGCCTTCCGCATGACGAAGTATCGCGCGCAGCACGTGAACCTGCGGGACAACACAGGCACTGAAATCGGAACCCAGAGCAACCCCCTCTACACCACGGCGAGCTCCACGATCTCGATCGCCAATGTTACGGTGAACAACTCCTCGTTCAGCGTGACCGGATCAACGGTCAATATCGCCGGCACGGTCCCTGTGTCGGTGGCGGGCACGGTCAACGTCGCCATCACCGGATCGCCGACCGTTCATGTCTCGAGCGCCAACGTGACCGGGTCCACGGTCACCATTACAAACACCGGATTCGCCGTCACGAACACGCCCAGCGTGACCTTGAGCGCGGCCGTGCCGGCGGGCACCAACAACATCGGCACGGTGACCGGATCCTCGATCACCATCCCCGGCACCGTGAACACCCGGCAGGTGAACGTCTCGACGGTGATTGTGAGCGCCATGCCGTCCGTGACCTTGAACGTTTCGACCGTCACGATTACCAACAGCAGCTTCTCTATCGTGGGCATCAGCAGCGTCAACGTGATCAATACGCCAAACGTCCACATCACCAACACGCCCGCCGTCACGATCTCCGGGGCGATCCCGGTCGGCGGTAACAACATCGGGACGGTCACAGGATCCTCAGTTTCTATTCCCAGCGGCGTCTCCATCAACGGAACGCCGAACGTGACGATTGCCACGCCCGCCACGGTGATCCAGGCCCAGCCGACGGCCCTGCGCGCCTCCGTATCGATCGCTGGGTCGTCCAATACGGTGCAGGTCTCAAACTTCCCGGCCACGCAGCCCGTCTCGGGGACCGTGACTGTGGCGAACAGCTCATTTTCCGTGAGCGGATCGACGGTTAATGCCAACATCAACGGGACCGTTCCGGTCAGCGGGACCTTCTGGCAGGCCACGCAACCCGTCAGCGGGACCGTCGCCGTTTCCAATAGTTCGTTTTCTGTTACGGGATCGACCGTCAATGTCGGGGGATCGGTGGCGGTAACGGGAACCTTCTGGCCCTCCTCGCAGGCGGTCAGCGTGACCAGCGGGACCATCACCGTTTCAAATTCATCGTTTAGTGTTACCGGGTCCACTGTAAACGTGGGCGGGTCGGTCGCTGTCACCGGAACCTTCTGGCAAACCACGCAGCCTGTCTACGTCACCAATCCCACGACCGCCACGGTATCAGGCACGGTGGCGGCCACACAGAGCGGGATCTGGAGCGTATCGCCGGGCACGGGCACCTATCCGGTCACCGGAACGGTGGCCGCCACGCAGAGCGGCGCCTGGACAAGCACGGTGACCCAGGGCACAAATAGCAATCTGCGCGGCAGCGTGATGATCGATGGCAGCTCCAATACGGTCACCGCGACGCAAAGCGGCGCGTGGAGCGTGTCGCCGGGGACCGGGACGTATCCTATTGCGGGCACGGTTACGGCGACCCAAGGCACCAACGCCAACCTGCGTGCCTCGGTCGATATTGACGGCAGCTCAAACACCGTCGTGCTTGGCGCAGGCACGGCCAACATCGGCAAGATCGTTTATCAGACGCCGACGGTGGGCGCGCTGACGACCATCGCTATCAGCTCGAGCACCACCGGCGACAACGTCATCGTGTCGACCCAGAGCGCGCAGACCGTGCGCGTCTTCCGCATGTTCATTGTGGTGAGCGCGGCCACCAACATCACGTTTAAAAGCGGTGGATCCACAAACCTCACCGGGGCCATGACCTTCAATGCCGGCGGCGCTTTCATTCTGGACTTCTCCGGCGAGCCCTGGTTCGTCACGTCGGCCAGTAACGCCTTCATCATCAACCAGAGCGGGACCGCCCAGATCAGCGGGTCGATCTCTTACACCCAATCATGACCACTAAACCCATCCGCACCCTTCTATACCTTTTCATCCCTTTATTTACCCTAAAGGCCCATGCGAGCCAGATCGTCAATCCAGCTGCGAGCGCGCTCAACATTACGGTCACGACCGTCACCTGGAGCAACGGCGCGACGACCTCGGGCGTTAATGGATCGTCAGTCACCTGGGCTGGAAATATCGCCTTCTCGAGCACGTCGCTGTATGGCATCGTCGGGTCATCCGTCCCTGACAATGCGCTCGCGGGAAATGTCGGGGAATTCGTCTCGTCGGTGGTCGGCGCGACCAGTTTAACGACGAGCGGGCACTATGGGGACATCACGACCATCTCGCTCACGCCAGGCGATTGGGATGTGACGGCGTTCGGTGTTTTCAGTTTGAACGGCGGCACATCCACAGGAAACGCCTTTATTTTTCTAAGCACACTGGCTGGCGATGATGGCACCGATGTCAATACGACGCTGCAGACCGTTCTCGTCACGGTAGGGCAGGCCAATGGCACGCTGGCCTTCACCTACTCAATTCCTAGTTACAGATTCGAGCTCCGAACAACCACGACGTATCGATTAAAAGCGGCCGGAAATTACACAGGGGGTCCGCCGACCGTTTCGGGGCGACTTACAGCCAGGAGGATTCGATGAGCGTTCCTATCGTCACGCAATACCTGTCTGGCCGCACCGTTTACGTCGTGGTCTGGAACCCTCCGACAGGCCAATTCTGGAACAAGGATTCTGCCGCCTGGGAAAATTACAACCAGGCCAATTGGACGCATTACGCGATCCCGCTGGTCGAGTACGTGAGCAGCGGCATTTACAAGGTCGCCTATCCGGCGGGCATTGCGGTCGGCACGCTATCGACCGAGTTTGTTTTTCAGCAGAACGGCGCCACGCCCACGCTGCCGGCATTGCCGGGCGGCGATTCGTTTCTGACGCTCATGCAGAGCCAGGGCGCGAACGTGCAAACGCTGGCCGGGGACGGGACCGCGCCCATCAACATGGCGGCCGCTGCCGACATCATTATCCCCGCAGTCACGGTGGCCTCGGGCACGATCACGACCTCCTCATTCCCGACGGATCTCACCAACGCGCACTCGCAGGCGTATGTGGGCCGCGTGATCGCCTTTGCGACGGGCGTCTGCGCCGGGCAGGAAACCAATATCACCGCCTATAACCCGACGAACGGGGTGCTCACCGTGACGGCGCTGACCAACGCACCGAGTCCCGGCGACGTGTTTGTGATGCTCTGATGGCAGCGGTTGTCGCGCTTCAAAAGTATGCGCTGGGCGGGAAAAGGCCGGGCCCGTTTTTCAGGAATCTGCCGATCGTCCGGCCGGCCGTTTTTATGCTGCTGGCCTGGCAGGCGTCTACGCAGCAGCTGGTCGCCATGCGCAGCTGGACATTTCAATTGGTCGCGCGGATTAAAAAACCGTTTCAGCTAGGAGTTTAAAGATGATCCCACAGCCCATGCAGACCTTTCAATACGGCGCCGCGATCCAATTGATCGTGGAATTCATCGACCCCATCGCCACGGCGGCCAATGGCAACGTGCCTGTGCCGCTAGATATTTCCGGGGCGACGAATCTTTTGGTCTGCCTGCTCTACCCGGACACGGTGACGTCCGAGAATTTCACGGCCGCTTTTTTAACCGACGGCACCGACGGCAAGATCGCTTACACCACGGTCTACAACACCGATTTGAGCGAGTTGGGGCTCTTTCAAATTCAGGGCAAGGCCACGCTCGGCAGCGTGCCGATCCTGACGAACGTCGGATATTTCCAAGTGTTGCCGAATACCGACAACACGGATTAAAGGCGGGGTGACGTGATTGGACAGCGAGCGACTCGGGGATTTGGAAGCCGAATTAAAGTCGCTGAAAGCGGAGCATCGCATTGCGGAGCGATTGACCAATGACCTGCTCAGAAAATACGTCGCCATTGATAAAACGATCCGCGGCGACAGCGATCTCGATACCGACGGGCTTATTGCGCGGATGCACGTTCTGGAAAACACGGTCAATCTGCTGCGCGCCGAGCTCAAGGCGTCCAAGGGCGATTTAGGGCGGGAGCTGAAAGCGCTGGACAATACCGTGAACGGCGACATGGCCGGGAACGACGGCCACGAGCAGCGGATCCGGGAGCTCGAAGGCAAGCGCAAGACCAAGGATAAACGCGAGGGTTACTTTTGGCATTTCATCTGGGCGACAGCATCGGGCTCCGTGTTGGTGGCGGGCTGGCTAATCATGAATTGGGATCACGTGGAGAACTTCTCAAAGGCCGTATGGCGACATATTCACCCGCAACCCGTCGCCACAGAAAAGGCCACGCCCAAGAAGGCCAAGCACCATAAGCCAAAGCCGGTCGTGGTGCCCGAGGTTCACGATGAACCGAGCTCCCAGCCGCAAACACCACAATGACGGTGGAGAAATGGTTGTTGTATGGGATGAGCCGTGCGGTCGTCTTTATCAGTGCCGTTCTTGTGGAGTGGCACAAACGGATCGAGAGCTCGACGAGGAGGACAGAAAACGTGGATCCAGCAACGTCTAATTTCATCGACACCATCCGCACGCCGGCTCTGGCGATCGAGGCCGTGACGGGAATACCCTGGCGCTTTGCGATGGTGCAGGCCTGTCATGAATCCGCACACGGCACCTCTGCGCTCACGCGCAACGCCAACAACCTCTTTGGGGTCACCGCCGACGACGTGTTGGCGAAGGCCGGCATTCCGGCCACGATGGGGATGGAGCACGTGAAGGCCTGGCTGATCGAGCACCCGGAAGTCCCGGCGATCATCATGAAGACGGGCGAATATTCGCCGCACCCGCCGGAGCAGGTCCACTATTGGTCGCGCCCGAATGACGTGGTGTCCAAGGTGCCGCAAGGCAAGGGATCGGACCTCATCATTGAGCGCCCGTTCCGGCGTTACGACGATTGGATGGGCAGCCTGCAGGATTGGGCCGCGCGCATTCAGCGGCGATACCCGCTGGCATTGGCCGCCGCCAAGGCCGGGAATTTCGCTAAATTCGCAGCGGCATTGCAGGGCGAGGGGTACGCGACCGACCCCAAATATGCCGAGCAGCTGATTGCGCTCAATACCCTTCTGCAGGATCTGGCGTATTTGGGGTCGGTCGCGT